AATTGATTAACTAGTTCCTGAAGAGCAGGCAATAAATTTTTCTCAACAGACATGCCTAATCCTTGAAACATGCTCATACCAAGTTTCAAGGTAGCACCAAAGTACTTTGCTGACTTAGCATCAGCTTCAGTAACAGCAGTTCCATAATCTTTTTGTGCTGCTGCAGCCATTTCTGCAAATTCAGCTTCATCTTTCATGCCCGCCATGATTTGCAGACCTGATTTGCCTAAAAGTTCGCGCACTACCGCGGTCTTCGTGGCCGATGCAGCATATTCGTTGAGACCTTTGGAAATTGCCACTAATAATTGTTGTGGATCATCTTCTTCTAATTGCTTAGCTGAAATTCCTAACGCTTGAAATTGTTTTGCTGCTTTACTGGTAGGTTCTGAAAGAGCGGTGCTGACTGACTGTGAAAGTTTGCCTAACGATCCTACTAATTTTTCTGCAGCAACACCAGACAATTCCATTGCTTGAGCAAACGGTTGAAGTTTTTCTATTGGCATTTCTATTTGTTCTGATAGTTCCAATAGCGCTACCTGTGCTTCCAACGATTTGGATACCATTTCTACCATTGCTGCACCAAGCGCGGCGACGCCAACAATTGCAGCACCAGCAGGACCGGGTATATCTTTGAGTTTTTCTACGAAGTCATCAATTACTTTACTGACAGATGGAACGCCCTCTTTCAGATCACCTAACTTATCCTTCATTTTGTCAATTGCTTCTGTGTCGGCTTCTAATTTAAGTTTACCGAGGGTAATATCACCTGCCATTATTTTTTCTCCACTTTAAACTGCGCTTTTTTCCTTTGTATCTCTTGCTGTGTATTTAGTACAGTATCACTAAAATTCATGATAGCATCAATTTCTGCAGGAGTAAGTTGCTTATATGTTACTTCTATAAAAGCTTTTATTTCCGAGTAATCAATTCTTTCACCTTTGTACAATTTGAGAAATGCGTCATACGCATTTTTACAAGAGAATGGAATAGGTTTAGGTTTAAGACGAGGATCTTCTCGTCCAGACATTTTTCTCATCTGCTCACAAAGTTGACGCAGCGTCGAGCCATCATCATTAAGGGTGTTGAGTTCGACCTCACCCTTAATGATTAAGCAGGTGTCTCGGACTGCTTCGGAAAAAAACGAGTACGAACAACAATAAATTTATCTACTTGTTTAGCAATCCAAAATAATGATGGATCAGAAATTATTTTTTCTGCAGCAGCAATAGTAAATTTACCGTCTGGGACTTCATCAGCAAAACATTTCTCTGCCGCCGCATTCCAACCCACAACAAGACCTGATACCATATTGTAAATGGCACTAGCCTGTTCGATTCCATCAGGAATTTTTTGTGTTTCTTCGAATTTAGAGCGTATTTTGGTTTGCATATCATACAAAGCCAAATGAAATTCTTTGCTGTCTTGACTTACGACAAGCAATTTGACAGGATCACCGTCAATGGTGAGTTCCTCGTTGGTGATTGGATGCAGCAGCGTCATTTCTACTGGTGCCAAACGTAATTCTGAAATCTTCATAGTAAATCTCCTAGAGGTATGGTGTGAGGTATTGGATAAAACAAAGAGGGTTAGATATTCTCTAACCCTCTGGTACAGATCAAGACGAACGAGTTATAACAACAGCTGAAGCTGCAGCGGTATTGTATACTGCGGTAAAGTTAGCTTTTGCAGTTACTGGGCCAGAAGATGTCACTGATGTAGTAAATGTGTCAAGGTAAAGTTGTGGAAGACTTATCACATAAGTATTGGTACCATCAGTCAAAGTCCATGCAATTGCACACGCGGTATTAGCGGCAAAATCAGTCCAGGGGGTTGCATCTTCAATCAAAAGATCAAGAGAACCAGTAGCTTCAAAGAAGGAGGTTACAATAGATTTTGGTGCAGCAGAACCCAAAGCATAAACTTCGGTAGACTTACGATCAAAGTTAATAGTTGCGCCTGTGATATATGCTACTGGTAAACCATTAAAGATGATGGTTGCAGTCACAGTTGACAATGGAGCAGAATTAATAGCTGCGGTAGTTGTACCAGCATTGGTAACGGTAGCTTGAGTAAAGCTTGCACCAAGCACGTCTGCTTTATAAGTAACTAGACCGGCAGGACTAAAAGTAAATGCAACTTTATCAAGAACGCAGCCTGAATACAAGAAATATTGTCCGATATCAGGATGACCTACTTCGATTGAGTAAGATACTTGAGTAGTGCCTACTTTAACGACATTAGATGACCAAGTGCTATAAAGAATACCAGTGAACAAATAATCTGCATTAGTATGTGATACTTCACCAGAAATAGTACCTGATACTTTTTGAGTAGTAGGAACCTGATATCTGTGCTGAGTGTCACCTTGAATGGTTGCATCTGTCACCTTCGTAATATCAGGAGACAAAGAACAATCCACAAACGGAATATCGATCATGGTTGGTGTAGCTGGAAGAACATCGAAAGTTACTTCAGGAATGTAGATAACTTTTGTGAAAATATTACTTGCTGGGGTTGTCATGGCGTAAATGCCTCCTTAATTGATTACTTCTATTTATTAATCACACCATAGTGCGAATTACCCATTGCACTCTGACAGGTATCATCAAAAATGTACCCATATCATTTAAAGCTGGATTGCTCCATGCAGTTTCAATGATCAATTGATTACCATCTTGCAATTCAAGAAATCCTGGTAAGAATTGATTGATCACTGCATCTGCCATTTGTCTTATTGATCCAACGGCCAACGCGGTAGGATAAAAAATGTCAATTTGATATAAACCGCTTTGTTCTATTACCTTTTTAGTACCAAGAGACAAGATAACGTTTCTTGCAGGAGACAAGGTAGATCTGACAAATGGAGTTGTACCATTTTGCACAGTCTTTATATTTTCTGGATAGAATACTGGTAAACCCGGAGTTGCCAGTAATTGCGTATCCAAAGCTTGCTCAATAAACCATGTGCTAACATAAGCCATTATAATCCTGCCTTTTTAACCGCGTCTGCTAAAATTTGATCAACTTCTACTAAAGTAGTACCAACCATCATAGTAGGTGCCATCTTCCAAGTACCAAATTCAACAAAACTTGCGTAGGGTGCTTCATTACTAAAAACTCTATCACCTTCAGGACCATCCCAAGACCATCCACGTTTTAGACGGCCAACATCACCCTTATCTTGCTTAGAAACTGGTGTCTTATCTGCAACTCTCGACAAGAATTCTGCCTCAAACGCGGGCACAATATCATCTAATCGTTTGTTGAATTCTTCAGGAGTCATTATGAAACAGTCAGTTTATAAGCGATAGTTGTTACACCATCGGGTCTGTAAATTTCGCAATTTAGAACACGCCAATTGTAGCCAGAACTAGAATTAGTTAGCATATAGTCTTCTGGCTGTATATCAAGTGGCTTACCTTGAAACATGGTAGGAATTGTATAAAGAGTTTTCTCATTTTTGACAATCGTACCACCATTACTTGTTGCAAATACGCCAACCACCTGATCATCGAACACGCCATAAATTCCATTGGCAATGGTTTTCATTGCCATGACACCAGCAACATTAGTTGGACGTTGCAAGCTAAACAATGATCCATAAGTTTGAATTATAGAAGCAACATCTGATCGCATTTGAACTAAATCTTGATTTATCATTAGAAGCTCAAATAAGTAGGATTGTTAGATTTACGCAAGATTGGGAAGAGGATCTTGTCGACCTTCCAAAAACCTGGATAACGCTCAGCATCAGGAGTCTTGCCAAATTTAACATGACTCGAAATTGATCCTACCTTTGTTGTCTTATCTGCGGTATATTTCAACAGATTAGGTTGAGGAAAGATCGTTGCATCATTCATAGCTCCGCCACCATACCACATTTCTGCAACTTCACAGACGGCTCTTTGCAGTTGAAGTGGAATCACACCCGACTGAATAAGTTGAATGTTGTTAACCACAAAAGTAAAACGTGGAAACAATAAATTCTGAATATACGGGACACCTGGAGACAAGTTGTTTTGTCCCTGCTGCATTGGAATGCCGTAATACTCTTGGCCATACAAAATATCAATGGACTGAGTCGCCTTCATCAACGCCATTTCTGCGATAGAAATGTCCGTGTTGGCTAACCAATCTGTAAATCCATTTTGTGTCGCATAAGTTGTTGCAAAAGCTGTGGTAACATACGAGTTCGAATTTGTCAAACCCGTGCCGTCTTCGACAACGAATGAAATACCTGGGTAAAGATTTGACATAAAACTCCTTAGGACATTATTCCATTAGCAACTAGAGCGGCTTGAATGTTATTTAGCAATGTTAAAATTGCTTCAGCTTGTGCGCTGGTAAATCCATAAGATGCTAATGCAGGTGCAGTTGTAACCACAGCACCTCCTGAAGCATAAGCGGGTTGAGCGGTTGCTCCATTACATCCAAATCCAGCTCCAGCAGTTATAGAAGTAGTTGCAAGCACTGATCCCACTACACCTACATTTGCACCTGGAGTAGCAGTACCTATGCCTAAACGATGGGTAGTGCTGTTGTAAAATAAATTTGAATTATCTTGCGTGAAATTACCATCAGAACCTACATACACGATGCTGCCAGGTGTATATGAATCTGGAACCAAAGCGATAGTATGTGCTACCGCTAATTGCGCTGCTATATTTCCTTGACGCCAATCTACTGATCTCATTTAATTCTCCTAGGTTTAAAGCAAAAGAGGGACTCTTCTTTAACGAGAGTCCCTCGATTACAAGGTTAAGACGAATTACCCTAGGATCATCGCGGCAAACTCTGGCTTATTAGCGAGACTGCCCCAGGCTACACCAATGTCCGTGTGAATCATACGATAAGTACGGTATTGAGCGATCTGGTAAGAAATACCTGGCTTACCAAATTCAGTAGCAAGCGGATCAGCGATCATCAAAACGTCAGAAGCGGCATCACCACCCATAGGCATCAAGGGTGCGCGTGTTGCAAGCATCAGCGCTGTAGGATCAAATGCCAAGTTAGCGGTATAAGAAGCACCGATAGTCATCGCTACGCCATTGGAAAGAGTCTGTTCCAATCCAGGAGCAGAAAGAGTGATGATACCAGGAGCGGCTACACCCTTAGCAACTACGTACTTGTTAGCATCACCAGCGA